GTACGTCGAACCGTCGATCTCCACCGAGACGACGTCGTCTCGGTTGAACTGCTCGCACGGGATTCCGAAGATCTGGCAGAGGCCGAGGAAGATCACCTCGTATCCTTCGAGAACCATGTCCTGCTCGCGCACCACGTAGCGGCTCGGCTTGAGAGTCCTCTTGTGGTAGCACTCCCGGGAACAGTACTTCGGGTTCAGTGTGGCCGACTTGTACCTCTCGCCACTCTCGCCGCACACCTCGCACTCGTAATTGATCTTGTTGTCGTCATCCGTGCGAGCTGCTCCGAAGCACGCCTTGGAGCAGTAACGCTGGCGAGAGGCCCTCTTCGGCCCGTACGGGATTTTAAATTCCCCCTTGCAGTGCTCACAGATGCGCCCAGGATTGCTCTCGGCCTTCTGCTTCATCGCCGCTCCACCGCGCCGGGCGTACTCGGCCTGTTCCTCGGGGGTACGACGCTCGATGCTCGACAGGACCTCTACTCCGGCAGCGTGCAACCACCTGGAGACCGTGTTGACGCTTCGTCCGAGATGTTTGGCGATGGTCTCGATCGTGGCGCCGCCCTGGTAGAGCACTACCGTCTCAACGGCATCCCTCTCGGCGGCCAGTTTGCCGCCGCCCTCGTCCTGGATCCCCTCCGACTCAATCCATCCCCACACAGTGGACGCCTGGATCTTGAGAGCACGAGCTATCTCGCTGTAGGTCCGTCCCTGCTTGTACATCTCGATCGCCTGGGCCTTGCCTGATCGCGTTTTGGCGTTGCGACCGCCCTGGCCGTACACCTGGGCTTTCTTCGCCCACCCCTGGACTGCTGTGGGACTCACGCCGTACTTGTCTGCGACCTTCTGCCACGACATCCCCGCCAAGTAGTCCTTCATGGCGGCCTCGGCGAACCTCTCCTCCTTGGAGGGGAGGATGTCACCGGCGCGATGCAGCCAGCTCCAGATGGTCTGCTGAGGGATGTCGAGACGGCGTCCTACTTCCGCGCAGGATTCCGTCTCTCGATAGATCGAGAGCACCTGCGCATACACTTCATCGCGAGCTACATCGCTCATGGCCCTACGTTATGCATAGGGCAGTGTTATGTCAAGTCTCGCGATATTGAGCAGCTGGGTATTCGACGATTTGGTCTTAGTGAGGTTCCTGAATCCAGGGGATCGCGACGATCACGAAGAGCTTTTCAACCAGACAGCCAGAAGGGCCCCAGGCACTTTGACCTGGGGCCCTTCTGGCTGTCTGGTTGAAAAGCTAGCCCTCTAGCTCTTCGTGATCGTCGCGATCCCGCGAGGATTAAGCACCGACATCGACACCATCTCGTCGAAGACCCAGCCCTTCCAGAACGCCTCCACCATGTGGTTCTCCTCCACGTCCAGGGAGTACAGGACGGGGAAGACACCGAGGAAGTTGGGCTCCGGCGTCAGGAACACCTTGCCCTGCGGCACGATGATCGAGCGCTGGATCTGGAACTCGCCGAAGCTGGTGATGGTCTCACCGGCGACCACGCGGTCCTTGAAGGCCCAGCCGGTCTGGTTGATGTCCCAGCGGTAGAGGTCGCGGAAGTCGAACGGGTTGATGAGGATGCGCGCGCTCTGAAGCTCGTGCATGTCCGTCATCGCCACGGCCGAGTACAGCGAACCCGGCGTCAGGTAGCCCGACGCTTCGGTGATGTTGTGGTTCGGGGTGACCGTGTGGTCGGGCCGGGTGGCGTAGTCCGTCAGCGCCGCCTGGAGCAGGACCAGCAGTCGGCTGTCCTCCTGCTTGAGGATGGCCTGCTTGGTCTCGTCCTGGGCCTGCTCCACCGCGTTGATACGCAGGTAGAACAGGTCCTCCTTGCGGATCGCCGGACGCGAGGCGATGCGGAAGAACCGCACCGGAACGCGCTTGCCCTCGAACGGGGTCACGCGGACCTCGCCCTCGGTGCCGGACATGATGTACGCCTGACCAAGATCATCCCAGACGTCGTACTCGACCGGGGTACCCGGGGTGACCGGGTCCTCAACGAGCACGTTGCGGGTGATGCCCTGGTAACGCAGCTTCAGCTGGATGGGGCCGACCATCCCGACGCCCAGACGGCGGATGCCGCTGGTCTCGTCGGAGAGGATCAGGGCCATCTTCTGGACCTTGGCCTCGTGGGTGAGCGGCGCAGAACTCTCACGGCGGGCCGTGATGGACGACACGTAGTCGTCGGACTTCTTGGCGACGCGGCCACGGAGGCCGGAGGTGGTCGCGAGGGTCTGAGTCATATCAGGTCACTCCCCTAGTACTTCTGACGAAGTCCACCGATGGTGATCTTCGTCGCGGAGTTGACCTTCATGAGCCGGGCGACCGGCTGGGCACTGGCCCCGGTGGTACCGGCCGGAACGAGCTTGCCTCGCGTCGCGCCGGTCGTCTGAGCGTAGACCAGGGTCTCGGTGCCGTCGCCGACCTCGGCCCAGGTCTGGGTGGTGTCGAAGGCCGGGGCCAGGATCTCGAACTCCGCGTCGGGGTCCAGGACCCAGCAGGCGAACGTGTTGATACCCGAGTCCAGCACCTCGTCGATGCCGTCGCCGCCCACGTACAGGGCGCCGAAGCCGTACGGAACGCCCGTGCCGTTCAGCAGGGTGACGTTCTCCCCGGCCGTCTTCATGAAGACCATGCCGGGCCAGATGTTGACCGAACGGTCCCAGGCCGGGTCCAGGAAGCAGCTCTTGGGTGTGCTCTGGGTCCAGCCATAAAGCGGACGGATCGTCCGCTTGATGTAGCTGGTCGCCATACGAGTGCGAAGCATGCTTTCCCTCCTTCTCGCTGTATCGGACAATTTGGACCGTCTGCCCGATGAGTGCGAGACAGGTCCCTCACCCCTTAGGTGGGGCTCACGGTGGATCAGACAGCAACCAGGGATTCTGCGAGCTGATCGGGCCCCTCTTCAGGACATGCGAGAGCCCCCTCCCGTTTCGGTGGAGGGGGCTCTCGCGCAGGATCACCCCAAGGGGATCACCGCGTCAGGCAGTCTAGTAGAAGAGGGCCTCGGCGTCCTCGTCCACCATGCCGACCGCACCGGCCACCGAGGTGATCGGGGCGGGCTGGGTCACCAGCGACGGGGTGGTCCGCCGCACACCGGAGGCCGCACGGGGCACGAGGCCCTGCGGGCGGGGCTGACGGGCCGCCGCCTTGGTGACGGCCGTCAGGGTGTCGATCTGGGCCCGGATCGCCTCGTTGCTCAGGGACGCGTTGGACTCGATGGTGGCGGCCACCGCCAGGTCGTCACCGGCCGCGATCCCCGCAGCGATCTGAAGGCGCGCCAGACGGATCGAGGCCATGGTTCGGTTGCGGGTAGCGGTCTGGCTCATCTCGCCGTCCCGGGGCGGGGTGGTGCCCTGCTGCTGCGAGGGGCCGAAGGCCGGGTTCAGCGGGAAGGCGGTCTCGGGGTTCATCGGGTCGCCCACGCGGACGTCCGTCTCGATCCGGGTGGTCTCCGGCGGGGTGTGGGTCTCGGTGCCGGACACCGGCGCCTGGACGTCGGTGAGGTTGTTGAACGGCGCGGTCGGGAGGGTCACACCCGGGTCCATCGGAGTGGCGGTCATCTCGGCGGCCACGCCCTGGTTGGCGCCGGGGGTCTCACCGATCTGGTTCGGGTTGTCGTACGCCTCCGGGGTCATCGCCTGCTCGGTGGACTCCACGGCGGGCTGCGACGGCGGGTTCGGGACCGGCTGGGCCGGGTTGTCGATGTCGGCCTGGCGCCGGATCGCGGCCAGCTCGTTGGAGAGACCGGCCACACGGGCGATGTAGGTGAGCTGAAGCTCCATCACCGCGTTCTTGTGCAGCAGCGCGGCCATGACGGCCTTCTGCTGCTCCATGACCCTCTGCTGGGAGGCGAGAGCCTGCATCAGCGGGCGGTTACCAGCCATGAGATGTACTTCCTCTGTTCGGGCTTACGGCAGTCCGCAAGCGGGTCTTCAACTCTTCGTGGGGCTACGCGGCGTGGTGACAGGAATGGGCGGCCGATCCCACGAAGTCGTCCTCCGTGAACACCGGAGCGCTGTCGATCTCCTCCTGGGTGAGCGTCTGGAGCGCGGGGAAGTACTCCATCGCCTCCTTGGTGCTCCCCTGGAGGATGTAGATGCACCCCTTGTAGAAGCAGAACCTCTTCGACTCGCTCAGGACGAAATCGTCGTGGCCGACCTCGATCTGGTCATCGACGTAGAAGAACTCGCCGACCTGGATCACCTTCTTGCCGAAGAAGGTGAGTCCGGTCTCGATGACGTTCGGTTCCATTCGCGCTCCTACATCGGGGAGGGGACAGGGGCTTGGCCCTGCATCTCGGTGGCGGTCATCAGCAGGCCCTGGCCGCAGTTCGGGCAGATGTCTCCGGCCTGCACTCCGTCCGGGCCCGCCTCGCCCGTGCTCGGGATGTTGGCGGTGTCCATGTCGATGCTGACCGGCTGGGTGGCGTCGGCCGTGAAGCCGCAGTCGGGGCACATGAGGTCCGGCACGCCGTCCTCGGGAGTACCGGGAGCCCCTTGACCCGCGTCCGGATTCAGGGGCTGTCCGTCCTCGTCCAGGTCCTCGGGGCCCTGGGGTCCGTCCGGTTCGCCCGGTCCCTCGGGCATGTTGGGCCCGGGGTTGAAGGGCTTGCCGTCGCCGGAGATCGCGGAAGCGGGAAGCTCCTGCGGTCCGACCGGCATCCCGTCGGGTCCCAGCATCGGCTGCTGCTGGCCCTGCGGGTCGAGCGGCGTTCCGTCCGGGGCAGTCATCTGCTGCTGCCCCGCCTGCGGGAGCGGTTGGCCATCGGGTCCGAGCATGGCCGGGTCGACAGGTGCTCCCAGCTCGTCGGAGATGCCGCCTCCCGCGTCCAGCTGCTCGGGGTCCACCATGTCGCCACCGGGCTGCACCTCGGCCTGTACCTCACCGGGGAGCGAACCAGGCTGCGCGTTGGGGTCCCCACCGCCGCCGGGCATCGGGTTGCCGTTCTCGTCCAGGGTGTTCGGGTCCACGGGCTCACCCGGCTGACCGTTGAACTCTGCGACGTCCTTCCGCAGGTCCATGGAGCGGGCGACTTCGAGGTCCGGGTCCTGGAACATCTTGGGGGGTGCGACGTACCCGCACACCTGGCAGGTGGTGCCGTCGTAGGTGTCGCGGTCGCCGCAGACCGCGCAGGCGTCCTCGCGTAGGGTGTCGACGTCCTGGGGTGCCTTGGTCTCGCCATAGGCCAGCTTGCGGGTGCCTGTGCGTGCGGCAGGAGGGCTCTCGGCCAGAATGGCGTCCGCGTCCAGGAAGCGGTCCCGATGCTTCGACGCGGCCTTGTCCAGACCCCGGGCGTCTACGCCGGTGAAATACGCAGTTGGGTCGGCCGGGGGCTCCACCAGGAGCGAGTTCTCGAAGAACTTCAGCCCGTAGCAGGTCTCCCGGATCAACTCGCCGACCTTCTTGCCGGTCGACGCCTCGGCCCGGTAGATGCGCTGGCCCTTGGCGGCTGGGATGTGCTTGCAGTACTCGGCCGGGCTCGTCGCCTTGTTGCCGCAGGCCGAGCACACCGAATAGGCGACATCGCACCCCATGGAGGTGCGGGCGATGTTGCCCTTCAGGATCTCGGCGGCCAGTCGGGGGAAGCGGAGTGCGTCCACCTCCTGGAGGACCTCCACCCACCAGTCCTTGCTGCCGTCCCGGTTGGCGTCCTTGTGGAGGGCGGCGTCGATGATGACCCCGCGTGCCCGGTTGTGGTCGTGGTTCACGTGGTTCACGAAGACGGGCTTGCCGACGAAGGAGCGGTAGCTCCTCGCCAACTCCTCGGCCGGGAACTCGTCGAAGTTGTCGTTGCACCGGCTGCTGATGGCGCGTGAGCGCACGTACAGGTACCCGGGCCGCACCTCGTAGTCGAAGTGGTGCCGGTGGGCAAGCCTGCGCAGCTCGCGGCGACCCGCGTCTTGCGGGATCAGGATTTTGCTCATCACCTGAGCCGTGGCGTATTTCAGCATCAGCGCACCTCCACCCCTTCATCGTCCTGCTCGCCGGGAGGACAGCAAGAAGCCCCTCTGCCCGGCTGGAGCAGAGGGGCTTGAAGCACCTACGCGATCGGAGGAGCCGGAGACGGGGCTTCCACCGGTGCGACGGCAGCGACCGGCGCCACCACGGCGTACGTCGGCTGGCCCTTGGTACCGAGGAGGATACCCAGCTTCGGGAACCTCCGCTCCAGCAAGCGCGCGGCGGTGTAGTACGCCCCGCTGGTGAGCGCCGTAGCGGCGATCATCAAGGAGCCCTTGGTCTGGGTGTCGACGTTGATCCCGAGGCTCGCGGACCATGAGATCAGACCGCCGACCATGATCGGTGTCCAGGTGCGGATCAGGCTGGGTCCGAGGTCGTCCATGGTCTACCAGATCTCGATGGCGGCGCCGACTCCGGGCACATCGCACTGGACGCTGATCTTGCTGGTGCTGGCGGTCATGCCGGGGACGTCGACTCGGGGACCGGCCGCCGAGACCGAGACGATCTTCGGAACGCTCCAGGACGAGCCGTCGTGGAAGGCGACCCGGACAGTGGCAACGGCGCCGGGGACGCCCACCTTGTCGTAGGAGAGGTGGAAGTTGCGCTGCTGGTTCGCGGTCCAGGCGAGGCCGCTGGGGGCCGGGTACGACTGGGCA